TTAGCAGGCTATCATATCAGAATTATCTTTGTGTTTTTCGACAACTTTCTTAACACTTGATTCGTGCCAAAACACTTCTTTCTCACTTACCTTGATTGGTTGTGGAATTTCACCATTCTTAATCATGCGATAGAATTTAGTCCGGCCAATAGACATTAGCATCATAAACTCTTTAGCACGTACACGACGATCAATCTCCATTCACCCCTCCTTACTTTCCGCTTTAACTTTATTACGCAACTTGATCAAATCACTTAATGAGGTTGGTTTAAAATCCTTATCTGAAAGCAAATTTAAATTCCAACCTGTTATTTGACCCTTGGTGTTTGTGGTGACAAACTTATGGTAATTCTCAATTGAATATTTATTAATTGGGCTATAACCAATTTCAATCAGCAAATCACAAACAAGTTTTAAGGGCTGATCTTCAGTAATAGCAATTTTCATGTTTTTAAATTCACTCATCCCTCAGCTCCCGATTTGCAAACATTAACCATTGCTTTGTATTGAGTAGATATACGAAGCTTCTCTCTGCCAGATATGCTGTCAATATGGACCATAGGCATTGGTGCATGGTTTGCTGCTGCAAGCATTTCTTGTGTAGGTTCTAAGGGCACCAAAACATAACCCTCCGGCACCGCCTGAGCTTTGGCTTTTTCTAACTCTGCATCACGATGCTTTGCACATCTAAGCCAAGCATCCCAACGGCTATTCATGTTGCTTATTTCTTTCTGAGCAATTTCAGAAGGATTGTTTGATCTAGTCATAAACAGTTCATGCTCATGACTAAAAATAATGTCTCTTCTTCCTTTGTAATATTGGAAGGTATTCAGAAAAGCCTCTCTTTCCTTATTCAAATCTGTCATGCTGCCACCTTCAGTGTTTTTATTGCGTCATCTATAGCTTTGTTGAAGTTGCGAACATCTTGCTCTAGTGCTTCGATAGCCAAGTCTTTCGCAAACACACGAATAATGATGATCTGTAGTCCTTCTGGTAAACGTGGGTCATAGCTCACAAAGTCACACCATTCACGACGAGTACAAGCCAATTGACTAGTGATTTGCGGGATGTACTCATCTGGCACTTGCTTAGTCAGCAAGGTATTCAAATGCGTTGTAGTGTCTGGGCACTTAACTTCAATTTGACCATCTTCTTTAACAAGCCCATCTGGTGAAGCCCCAAACATTTCAATGAAAGGGTGATCTATTAGGCCTGTTCCAACTACAAAGTTACCCGTTTCATTTTCATAAGCTGCTATTGCATGAGGCTCGTTGTCGATACCCCATTGCATAGCTTGGTTAGTGAAGATTTCTTTCTGAACGCCAGTTAGGCGCTCAGCTAGAATAGTTAAACCCAATGCATTTAATGCTTTGCCTTTATTTGGCTTTGCATTTAAATCCTTTACTCGGCTTGCTGTGACTTTGCCACAGCGTTCCGAATGCCAATCTTTACTACGCTGGAGAATGTTCATACACTTGTCCTTGTGGTTGATCAGCATGTTGAGCTGCTTCTTTTAATGAAGCGCTATGCTTAGTCCAGAAGTATTTTTTGCAGTCGCCCTGAGGCAATTCAGCGTAGCCAGTTTGCAAGGCTTCTGTGCCTTCCATTGCCAAAGCGCGCATGTTATCTAAATGCTGCTGCTCATAGGCTTCATAACCTTGAGGGACATCTGAACTAACAGTCTGAACGGTAGGGATATGACAATCATCAATACGACGAGCTTCGTCTTCGTCATAAATACCTGAGAAGCCGAAGGCAACACGGGCACATTGAATTAAAGCCTTATGACGTAGCATCCGTTTTGGGTATTTTTTCCAAGGTTCTGAATTACCCTGACACTCGGATAAATACTCAGTCACAACAGTAGGGTGGTTGCGGTCTTTACGGAAAATCTTGCATGTGCATGACTCATCATCTTGTTCAAACTGGATACCATCACATACAGGATTGTCATTAATAATGCGTGCCCATCCATCAATACCAACAACTGGTGTGATGCCGCCACCTTTGGCAGGGAATGCATAAATTTCTTTTGTAAAAGGATTTAGCTTGTACTGGTTTGCAACAATTAATAGAGAAAGAAATTCATCATTTGTTGCTTTCTTAAATACTGTATTAACAAGAGTATTTGCTAACTCAGCAGGATCAACATCTTGCATATTAAAAGCTGATGCAATCTTGCTAACTTGCGACAAAACAATATTACTCATCTTTTAATCCTCAAAACTTAATAGATACATGTGGAACTAAGCCTTTATTGATGGCTTGCAAAATCTCTTTTCCTTTTGCTTCATCAATACCCAAAGCCAATAAGCCTTTAAGTGCTTCATTACAGATTTTTTTACGATGTGCTTGGTTTGCTTGGCGAGCTTCTTCTGCTTTGCGTTCAGCCTCTAGCTTTGCTGCTTGCTCAGCTTCAATACGTTTACGTTCTGCTTCTGCTGCATGTTGTGCACGTAATTCAGCAGCTTCTTTTTCAGCAACCAAACGAGCTTCACGTTCAGCGGCTTCACGTTTTTCACGCTCTGCTTTTGCAATAGCTTCTTGTTTTTCACGCTCTACACGTTCAGCTTCTTCTTTAGCTTTACGTTCAGCTTCAAGACGGGCTTTTTCAGCAGCTTCATATGCAATACGTTCTTCATGTTCTCGCTGTAAACGTTCTTGTTCAGCTTTGCGTAGCCGCTCTAATTCTGCTTGCTCAGCTTCATATTGTTCACGTGTAGAAAGGGTAGTGCGTAACTTCTCTAATGTTTCAAGCTTCGCTATTTTTGCTTCTTGTTCATACTCTTCTAGTGATGAATCAACAATTGTGTTCTCAACAATAGAGATTACTTCTTTAATATCGCTTACAGTTGCTTCACTAGAAACTAGAGCATTATTCTTAAGCCCAGTAATTACCTGTTGGTGTTTTTCAACACGATCTTTCTCAGCTTGTTCCCAAGCATCACGTGGTGCCAAAACCTCATTGCGTAATAAATCAAGCTTCTTAACAATTGAGATTCGATCATCATCAATCACTTTGATTTGAGCTTTTTGTTCAGCTACTAATTCTTTGCCACATTTCTCAATAAGCGTTTTTGACTTACTGATTTTTAAAGCAAGCGAACCAATCGCATCACGGCCTTTTTTAGTACTTACATCTGGTACATGAGAGCAAACTTCTTGAGCAATACGTTCATACAATTCATCTGTACCACCACGTTTAGCGAAAGCCGCTACAATTACGTTTTGTTCTAATACTTGTAATTCATTAACTGGCGCATTCATAATCTTCTCCTAATTCTTTTCTACTGGGCGTTGTTCTAGTGAGTCTTTCCAGTCGCCTTCATAAATATTGTTGTATGGGAGCACTGCAACTCCATAAAAAAGATCACCACTAAATTCAGTTGCTAAGCGTTCAGGCTCAGACTTATATCCAAATGCCCATCCATCAAAATCAGTTGCCATAAACTGAACCTCTGGTGGAATTTCTGACCAATCGTATTTAGTTCCCATCACTCCACTCCCGCTTCTTCATCTGCCAATTCTTCGGCGTAGTATTTAAGCTGCTCGTTTAAGCTGCTTACTTGTGCATCAGTGAGCTTGAAACGCAAGCCAATCGGTGACTCAATGCCGTCTTTATCAGTTACGATTGCATGAGTTTTTGTGTCAACTACAAGTACTTCATACTCCTGGTCACGAGCACAGCCACTAAACTGATCAGTTACTTCACGAGTGTCATATGTCGTTTCTGCTTTAATCTGGCAGATAAGAACATTGCAGCCGTAAGTTAAGTCGAAATAAACCGTTTCACCTTCAACTTGAATGTCAGTAGACATATCTAAGTAAGGGAAAGAAGGGCATAGCAACTCTGGTTTAAGGGTTAACATATTCATGAGTTAGTACCTCGTATCTTTCTGAGTTGCTCTACGACTTGCTTGATTTCTTCTTCGGTGCGCCATGCTCCGAATTGACACCAAACATCATCATCTTCAAACGAACGAACGAAGTGATAACCTTTCTCGGCTGATGGATAGATATGCCAGTATGTTTCCCCATCCTTCGGCTCAAAAGGCTTCGGCAGCTCCAACTCAACCTTGATAGTTTGAGGTTTGAGGCGATACTTAAATCCACTTGACTTGATACGCTCTTCATCAATAAAGTTTTTCGCATTGATGTTTGTGATGTCTAAGTCAGTCCAGTTAGGAAAGTCTTTACTTGTCCATTGAACAAGGCGACCACATGCCAAAGCTCGCAAAGCATCCGCACCGCTAATCAAGGCTGGGTCTTTTTTAACAGTTTCACGACTCCATAAAAGTTGATCGCCTTCATCTACATACTCTTGAATAGAGTCATAAGAAGCATGCTGCCAACCTGATCCTGAAAGTACGCGAAGGTCTTCGTCATCAAACTTAAAGAAGAATTTGCAGCCAACTTTTAGGCCTACTCGCATCTCCATGTAGAATTCTGCACCTTCTGGTACTTCAATAGCTCCAACAAAATTAGAATTATTCTCTGTTAAAAAATATTTACCCGTCTCAACGTCTTCAACTAAATATTCACGCACTTTAGACTTGCTCTCAGCTTCATCTTTAACTTTGATTTTGTAGTTATCCATGAGAGGGATCCTTGTCCGTATCAACTTCTTTCGAGCGTTCAGCAAGCATTGCGTCTGCCTGCTTGTAGGAATCACTAGCAATGAATTGACTTAAAGTTTGTCCGTTCTTCTTTGCCCAATCTCGCATACGATCTAATTCATATTGGCTAGAAATAGTTGCTACCATTCCTTGCATAGCAGCAATTGCAAACTGATCACGTAAAGTTAGTGTTTCCATCACTTCACCCCCTCAACCTGCACACGCACATACATGTTCTGTTTTGCTTTGAGTTCGTTGACGTGTTGCTCGTCGGCACAGCCTCGTAAGAATGCAAATGCAATGAAGGTGATAACCCAGAAAGCTATGAATGCTTTCGAGCCATCCCGGAAGGCTTGGCTAAACTTGTACTTTTCAATTCTTTGATTCATACTTATCTCCGCATTAGATGCAAACCGCCTAGACTCTGACCCCTATGGCGGTTTTTGTTTGTCGATGAGATAAATATAAGATAGATTATAATTATGGTCAATAAGAAATCTTATGAAAATATAAATAAATTTATAATTACATAATTTAGATAATAAAAAAGCACCCGAAGGTGCTTTATTTTATGAGAAGGGTTATAGCAATCCACCTTTCCAAACTACACGACCTTCAATTTGAAGGTTATTCATAGTCTCTTGGCTTATCTCGATATCAGGATGATCATTTTTATCTGGATTGTCAGAACGGATTACCCAATGAGTTAGCATATTAACTAAGCGCTTAATGTAATACTCATTATCTATACACATAAAGTAAATTTTTGAGTTTCTAGGTGTGATGTCTGATGTATCCACCAGTAAAACCTGACCATCTTCAATAGTAGGGTACATACTGTCCCCAATTGCATGAATAACTACTAATTTATCTTTCTTAAGTCCTTGAGATAGTATCCAATCTTCGCTAAATACCAAACCGCCTTTAACATCCACATGGTCAATGATAGAGCCAGAACCACAAGACCCAGCCACATCAAACTTTGGGATCAATACATATTCCTCCTTAGAAGGAACTTCACCAGCTTTGTCGCCCCCAATGATTACAAAGTCATCGAACGTTCCTTTTTGTTTATCTATGTATTCTTGGCCGCTTAAAAGGTATTCACTCGATACATTTAAAGCTTTAGCTATTTGTGGCAAGTATTTTGACTGATCACTAATGTTGTTCTCAACATGTGAAATAGTAGCTTGTGTTAATTGCGCTTCCTTCGCCAATTTTTCTTGAGACCACCGCTTTAACTTCCTGCACTGACGGACGCGATCTCCTACTGTTAAGCCAACCATGAATAAGCCCATCGAAATATAAACACCCTTATAATCTAGCAACATTCTTCATAAAATAATTTATTGATCTTTTATAAGTCAAGTTATATATTATAAGAAATCTTATGAAACTTGGGGTTTGGTCATGGATAAACCTAACTGGTCCGAACTAATTAAACAACTTATTGAGCGTGGATACACGGAAGAGAGCATTGCCGATGCAGTAGATGCGACACAACCAGCAATCCACTACTTGAAAACTGGAAAGACTCAGGAAACGAAATACAGCACTGGTGCAGGAATTATTCGTTTGTGCACTTTAAACGGTATTTCAATCAATCACAAAAAAGCCCCAGTTACTGCAAATAACTAGGGCGGTTATTCACACAGGAGAAGCTGTATGAACTATTCAATATTAGCAGACATTGAACTAAATCGGAAGATTAGTTTGTTTCAAAAAGCGGTTGAGGCTTATGTGCTTAATCGAACTCTCGAAAACTCTATGGCATTGGCTAAAGCGAAAGCTGAATTAGCCGCATTTGTATTGAGAGGTGTTTGATGGGTGCAGCAATTCCAATTATTAAGTTGATTGAAGCTATGAACGAACAGCCAATAGCATTCAACAAGCACTATGTATTTTTAGGATGTGGGATCAATGGAGCTTTGATGCTCTCTCAATTGGTCTACTGGACTTCTCGCACTAAAGACAGTGAAGGTTGGATCTTCAAAACACATCATGAGTGGACTCAAGAAACTGGTCTTACTCGTCGTGAGCAAGATACGGCTAGAGCAACACTTAAATCACTTAAATTCATCTCTGAAAAAAAGATGGGTGTGCCTCGTCGTGTTTACTACCGTGTAGAGCGTGAAAACCTATATCAAGCTTTGATCGAATACTCTGAAAGCATTGATATTAATAGTATGCACAATTCCGCCATACTGAATGCACAAAACAGCCATACTGAATGCACAAATGCGCCAGACTGTATGCACAAATGCGCCACACTGAATGCACAAATCCGCCCATCTAATACAGAGAATACATACAGAGAATACACAGAGAATACTACAGATATTATTTGTGCTGAATCAGCACCAAAAACTCAAAAATTCAAAGCAAAAGATTTCTTGTTGAAAAACGGAGTATCTGAGCAAACAGCAACTGAATATCTTGATCTTCGCAACAAGAAGAAAAAACCAGTAACTCAACGTGCTTTACAACTTGTTTTCAAACAAGCTCAAGAAGCAAAGTTAAGCAATGAACGTGTATTCCAAATTATCGTTGTTCGTGGTTGGGAATCTTTCAAAGCAGCTTGGAATTGGCAAGAGACAAATGCAGAGCTTGAGCAATTAGAAAATCCAGTTGTTGAGCAGCAAGAAACAGCTCCACGCAATGCCCCAGTTTTACTGCGCAAAGAATACAAGGGGGCTAAATGATGGATTACTTACATTCAGTCCCTACAGAGCAAGGTGTATTAGTTTCTTTGTTATCTCTTGCCGATGGTGTAGATCAATATGTTCAACGCCTAAACCGTGATTACTTCTCAGGAAAGCATCAGATTATTTTTGATGCGATTAAAGCAATCCACGATCGTGGTGAACAAATTGATTTCATTCTTGTATGGGACGAAATCAAGAAAAACCCATTGAATCTTCACCACATTGATGAGCAGTACATGCTTACGCTGAATGCAGAAGCGCCTACGCTCATTTCAACGCTAGAGCAGCACATTGAAAAGCTACACCGTTTAATGGTTCGTCGTAAGTTCTTTGACATCTCTGTGCTTATGCAAGGTATGGCAAAGGACTTCACCACAAACCTTGATGACATGCTCAACAAAACACAAAACATGATTGCTGAAATCGGTGACAACTCTGAGAAGAAATCACTTACCTATGTGAATGAGTTCGTTGCTCGTCTCTACGTTGAACTTAATGAAGCCGATATAGCTCGTAAGAACGGCACATTTGTTGAAACGGGCTTAAGAACAGGATTCATTGCACTAGACAACAAAATCGGTGCTCTACGTCGTGGCAACTTTGTTCTGATTGGTGCCCGTCCATCAATGGGCAAAACAACATTCGCTCAAAACATTATGAGTGATATGGCAATCAACCAAGACCTTGTTGTTCAGTTCCATTCACTTGAGATGACTGAGGAAGAAATCAGGGACCGTATTGTTTCAGGTGTCGGACAAATCAAGCTTCGCAATATCAAGTCTAAGTTTCTTGAGGATGATGACTGGGGGCGTTTAGTTCAGGCTAACAAGATGCTTGAAAATGCCAAATTCGGAATTGATGACACGGCTAATGCATCACTCTCTGATGTCCGTCGTCAAGCAAGATTACTTAAAGCTAAGTATGGCCGTGTAGACGCAATTTTCGTTGATTACCTACAAATCATGAAAAGCCCAGTTGTTACTGATAACCAAGTTAGAGCAATTGGTGAAATATCAAAAGGCCTGAAAGCAATTGCCAAAGAATTTGATTGCGTTGTATTCGCTCTATCTCAACTTAGCCGCAACTTAGAGAACAGACCTAACAAACGTCCAGTTAATGCCGATCTTCGTGAATCTGGGCAATTGGAGCAGGATGCGGACGTGATTCTTTTCATTTACCGCGACGAAGTTTACGACAAGAACTCTAAAGAGGCAGGAACGGCTGAAATCATCATCGGAAAGTGCCGTGATGGTGAGGTAGGAACTGTACGTTTAGGAACTGATTTAGCAAGAGCAACATTTGCAGATCTTGATCCTGCTTACCTCGCTAGCTTGCAAGAGTTTGGAGGTGCAGCGTGAAAGCAATAAAACGAGTTAAAGCATTCCAAAACATTTTTGACATTTTGTTATTCGCTACACATGCAACACAACCTTTCACAATGAAAGACCTGCGTGAATGTGTTTTAGATGCACCTAATAACACTATCCAGTGCTATGTGCAGGAATTAATTAAAAGCGGCTACTTGGAAAAGGACTCATACGCAACGTACAAAGCGACTCAATTTGCAAAGGACTTGCTAAACGTGAAAGGGGAGCTGAAAGCATGATCGAATTTGCAGATTACAACTCAATGATGAAGCTGCGTAGAGCATACAACCTCGGTACTCGTAATGAAGAAACAAGAGCAGCAGCGAACCTCTACGAGAAATTAAGAAAGCTGAAAATGCTAGACCAGCTTAAGCAGGAAGCCATTACCAAACGTGACGGAGAACAACAATGAAACCAGAACAGTTTATTCGTGACTTCGGCGAAAAGAAGGCGAGAGAGGTTGTTGAAGGCATCCCAAGTAAATATATGGAGTGCTACTACTCAACATTGTGTTACTGCACCAAAGCAAAAAAGTATTCAGATCGTTTTAATCCGAGAATTGAGCTTGTGAACATGGCTGACCTCAAGCGTCTGGTGGAGTCGGCTGATCTTCTTAAATATTTGGGCGGTTATGAACGAACTAAAGCCAGATTGCAAATGGCTCGTAAGAATGGAACAACATTTGGAATAGATCATTTGAGATGGCAACAAGCTTGCCGCGACCACGAATCAATATACGGAGGCGGTCAATGAATAGTATCTGGTTTACGTTGTTCTTCTGCTTATGTTGCTTTATTTGGGGTTTTGCATATTCGTATGGCAGTTGGATTGAGAAGGCAACGAATGGTCAACCTTTTGAAGCGAAAGGCAAGGTTTACAAAATCATTGAATTGGATGTTGTGGAAAAAGGAGCCAGCCATGAGTGAGTTTAAAGTCGGGGATAAGGTTGTTGTTAAGGACACACCATTTTGGCCAGATGATCATTTTATACAAACGGTGAAGGCTGAACACATTGGTCAGTGGTACATGAATTCATGGAGATTGGCAGAGCCTGCTGAAGTACAGGCAGGATTCCGCAAAGGTTGCAAAGCTTTTGATGATTATTGGTACGGACGCAGCGAAGCGGAAGAAGTCAAAGCAATGGAGCTTCTAAATGACATGGGCGACGACTCCCACATAGAAAACCACATCAGCCTGCTGTGTAAATCAAAGGATGTTTGAGATGGATAAACCACAGTCATTTGAAGAAGTATTTAAAGATGCCTACGACTACTGGATTGATGATGCAGATATTCATCGCTATGAAGGTGCAAAAGGATTAGCAGATCAGGTTTGGCAGCACCAGCAAGCGAAAGTGGAGAAGGCGCAAACAAATGGCGAACTACTTAATGAAGCTTTGCAGCGGGCTGTAGCAAGAGAAGACGAGCTGCAAAAGCGGGTGGATTTCTTAGAAAAACATCTAAAGCCTTGTGAATGTGGGTCTAATGAAATTTCCGTGGATCAAGAAGGCTACATCACTAAGCTTTGTTACAGATGTGGCGGAATCAAGACTCAAGAGATGATAGAGCAAGCGCTCAAGGGGGAAGGATGAAAAACCATTACTACATCGTTTCAGCTTCTTTTAGATCTGAAATCCCTATGCCTTGGACTCATACAATTTCTATAACACCAGTTGTGCTTAGTACAAATTTAATAACCCAAAAGGTACTAAGTGAAATTCAGGATTTAGTGCAAGAGCGAGTGAACAAAGGTGAACACACCGATGCACACGATATTGCAATCCATGGCCTTTCTTATCTTGGTTACATGACTAAGGACGAGTTTGAAGGAGCTGACCAATGAACAATGAAGAATTAGCCAAAATCGGAATGATGTTTATTCATTGGATTCAGGTTCATAGAGAATCTATCAATCGCTTTGAAGAGTTTCGGGATTGTTTTGTGCATGACCCTGACGAGCCAGTGCATACAAAAAAGGACTACGACAAAGCATGGGAAATTCAGAAGGAAGCTTCTGTATTGGGTAGTGAAGCGAAAAGACGCTATGAAACCTTGCTTGAAGAAGTTGACCTATATCTAGCGCGTGAAAGAACTGATGTTCTTGAGGCAGGTGACCAATGACCACATTCAAAGAGGCTCAAAGGGTCCAGTCACAAAAGGCTGCTCGTTCAAAGCGATTCAATCGAGTCCCCACAGAAGATCAAGAACAGATGACGCTCATGAGTTGGGCGCATCGTGTGAAGTATGGTTCAGGTCGTTTGAGTGATTACCTCTTCCATATTCCTAATGGTGGATCTAGAAACATCATTGAGGCGGCAAAGTTTAAGAAGTTGGGCGTGAAGGCAGGTGTTCCAGACCTTCAGCTAATTGTTCCAAATGGTGATGTGCACGGGCTTTGGATTGAGTTGAAGTCAAAGAAAGGGAAATTACAACCCAGCCAAAGACTCATGATCCAGCGCTTAGAAGAACAAGGTTACATGTGCAAAGTCTGCTTCGGTGCAGATGAAGCCATAGATGAAATTAAAAAGTATTTGATGATTTGAGGTGGCGTGATGGGATTGGTGAAGGTTTGGGATAAAGAAATTAAAGGCAAGCTGTATGCAGTTGGAGATATTCACGGCTGCTACAACTTGTTGATGAATCGCCTCAAGGAAATTGGCTTTGACTTTGATAATGATCTTCTTGTTGCTGTTGGTGATCTTGTTGATCGCGGTGCGCAGAATCTTGAATGTATCGAGTTGCTTTCTAAGCCATGGTTCACGTCGGTTCGTGGTAATCACGAGGACCTCTGCATTGGTGGTCTGCATGACCAGTCATACAAGCGTTGCCACATAGACAATGGTGGTGAATGGTTTTACATACTTGATGGGCAAGCTATGTACAACATTGCAAAAGTATTCTCTGAACTACCCGTTGTTTTGGAGATAAACCACAACGGCAAGAAGTTCGGAATTGTGCATGGGCATATTGAACAGAACGATTGGGAGGAGTTTAAAGACTCGTTTGGTCAGCCATCTAAAAACCGCTCTCCATCAGATTTAGCAATGTGGGGTCGTGAACGACTTGATACTGATAATCATCAATACACGCATGTAAATGGTGTAGATGCAGTGATTATGGGGCATACAGTAACTCAAAAACCATGTAAGCGTGATAACTGCTATTGGATTGATACCGGTGCAGTTCATTGGGGAACTATAACAATCTTAGATTTAGAAACTATTTGAGGGTGACGGTATGAATGCGGCAGTGAATACACAATTGAAAAGAAAACATTTCTCAGTGGCAATCAACTGGCATGAGAAGCCAATTGAATGGCATTTAGAGCAATATGGGTCATGGTTATTGTTGGATGATCATTATTTTAGTCTTGGTGAATCAAGTGTACTAGGTCATTTGATTGATACTGCTAATGGTGTTGTAGTTGATCGTCGTCAACGTGTTGCCCCACTATGTAAAATCAATGATGAGCATGCCGATGCAGTGGCAGATATGCTTACTCACTTAATGCAGAATGAAACAACTAAAACAAAGCAATGGATGAGAATTGTCATAATGTTTTATGTTGAATTCAAGTCAGAGGAGACAATTGCTAAGAAGCTTGGAGTGTCTGAATTCTCAGTAGCTCGCGACAAAATGTTAGGCATGGTTCGCTTGGCTACTAAATATCAATTCAAAAGTCGCATAATAGGAGCTTGAAAGTCAGGGTGTACTTTGATATATTCATGTTATAGTGACCGTAGTGTATGTGGTTCACTGCCTTATTTCAAAAGCTCACTTAATCGTGGGCTTTTTGCTTTTTGGAGGTTCACATGCTCCGAATCATCAGGCAAGTATTCTGTTTTCATGCTTGGGAGTATGGGTTGGATTACAACGACGACCCAATCAAAGAATGCAGAAAGTGTGAAAAGATTAAATCTCTATAAATATGCTATAATTTAGCCAAATAATTTATAATGGTGCGGTTATGGATTTAATAGAAAAATTAGGCGGTTATGAAGCTGCAAGTAAAATCAGAGTTGCCTTCGATGCTACTCACTACTGTATTTCTAGAAAAAGCATGATGAAGGTATTTCCACCAAGTAAAGAGATGAAAGAAACAACCGATTATTTATTGGAAAATTGTGGATATACAGAAACCAAGTTGACTGATGATGATCTAGTTACGCAAGCAGAAATTGATAGTGCTTTAAAGCAATACCGTTTGACGCACAATATTCAATAAAGTTAGTTCAAGTTAAGTGTTTGTAGCCCTGTCGTTTGACGGGGTTTTCTTTTTTTGGAGATGGCAATGGAAATTGCACAGCTTTTAGTTGCTTTAGTAATGGCGCATTTCTTGTGTGATTTTGCACTTCAAAATGATTTTGTCGCTAACTTCAAAGCTAGGTTTGTAGGTGATCAAAAGAATGATATGTGGGGTTGGGTTTTAAGCTCTCATTGTGCAATCCATGCTTTGCCAGTCTTCCTATTAACTAAATCGCTTGGTCTTTCACTATTGATGTTTGTTACCCACTTTGTAATCGATTTAATGAAGTGTGAGAAAAAAATAAGTTTTAACTTGGATCAATCACTACATTTGACTGTGGTTTTTCTAATTACTGGACTATATGCATTAAGTTAAATGGATTGGGGTGAACATGGACACAATCGAAGCGAAGAAGAATTTAGATTTACTCTACAAAGATCGGTTTAATCTTGAGAATTTGAATCATCTCAATGCGACACATCAGTTCAAGCAAGACTGCAAGCGACGTATTAGAGATATAGATTCTCAAATTACTAACATCAAACAGAATTTAAAAGGCCAGTAGAGAAAGCATCATGTATAGCGATAAAGCAATCAATGAGCGTTTACAGCAAGAATTAATTAATGCAGTTAAGACAGTGCAAGATGAAATGAAGATCAATTTCACTCATGTAAATGTTCAGTTTGATATTTACGGTGATCAATCAAAATTGTCTTTTGAGCTTTTACCAGAAGAGTATTCAAGACCCAATGCGTGATGCAAAGCGACTTGCTGCAATAAGAAGATTACCATGCGTTAGATGCGGATATCCTTACTCTCAAGCGGCACATTCTAATTCTGGTAAGCATGGCAAGGGTAAGGGAATTAAGGCCTCAGATGCCTTTACAGTGGCCCTCTGCTACAAATGCCATTTCCTATTCGACACATACCAATTAGGCACAAGGCAAGAATCAGAAGCTCTATTTGATGGTTGGTTAGAAAAAACAGAGCGCATGCTTAATCTTAATGATGATGAGGTTTTTTGATATAGTGTTTCTACTAAAGAAATGGACTCAATAATTATGAAGTTCGCACTATTTTATTTTTCATCAATGCTCACCTTGTATGTCATTGCGTTTCCATTACTGTTTCTAAGTGAGATGGGAGTAGCAGAGACTACGGCAATTTGGTTTTTCTCAGTAACAATTTGCTTTCCGCTTGCTATACATGCAAAGAAAGCCTTAATAAAGATTTAAAAGTTTAAGATATCTAAGCCACCCTCGGGTGGTTTTTTATTGCAAGGTCAAACCATGATTAAGTTTGTAACTATATGGGTGCTAACTGTAATGGTAGAGGTTCCTGGTAATGGAGTTAGTTATTCATATCAACTGAACTATGCAACACAGAATATATGTGAACAGCAAAAAGCAAAACACGTTAGTAAGTACAAAACAGCAAGATGTGACTTTCAACAGTTGCCATTGTATCTACCAAAGACTAATTAAATATATCCGAGGTTGGTATGAACGCAGCAATATTTCCAATACCTAACCACACAGAAATCTCAAAGGTTATTAATTTCCTAAATTTGAACCATGCGCAAGCCGCCGCAGAAGGAAAGCCCTTAATTGTCACCATTACCAATAAACAAGAAGAGAGGAGTTCTGCGCAAAACAGGCTCTATTGGAAGTGGATGACACAGTTTGCTGATCATGTTGGATCAACCAAAGAAGAACAGCACGTATTCTTTAAGCGCAAATTCCTTATTTCAATATTTAAACGTGATGATGCTGAATACTACGAGATGTGTGGCGCCATAACTGCACTCAAACAGAATGAGTGTGCAGAGTACAGAGCTATTGCAGAGCATGTCATTAAGCTTACAAGCACTAAGAAATGCACAGTTAAGCAAATGAATGAATATCTCAATCAGATTGAAGCATTCTGCCTAATGCATGGTGCAAAGCTTCTTATCCCTAATGAACTTATGTGGTGCTATCAAAATGGCCTGTAAAGGATGTGAGGAACGTCGTGAGTGGATCAAACAACAGTACGAACTGTTCAAAGAAAGATTGCAATTGCGGAAACAAAGAAATACTACAGTTGCTCACACAGATAGTGGAGCAGAACACAACACTGATTCAGCAGGCAGCACAGAAGGATCAGGTGATATTAGCAGCACTGGAACAGAACAATGAGTTGCTTATGCAGTTAAGTGAGCAAGAGTCTCCAGTTCTATACCAAAATAAGACGTTGGATTGAGGTGAAGCATGGCTAAGCAATTAAGTGTTGCTAATATTGAATATGCAGGTGGTAAGTCTGCAAAAGGAACAAAGGTAAAGCTAAGTGATGGTAGTTACTTAGCCGGTGTTAGCTTTGTTGAGACTACAGTAGGTGTTGATCAGGTCGCAGAAGTTCTAATCCGTTTGACTCCAGACTTTGAGAATCCAAATGAAACTACAAACGCTGAAGCCGAGATTGCCACTACAACGTGCCTCAAGTAAGAACAATTGGGGTTCAGGTCGTGGTGGTCGTCCGTGGCGCAGACTCAAAGCAAAGATACATTTAAGAGATAAGTACACATGCCAATGCTGTGGTGTAGTCACTATGGAGCTTGAGTTAGATCACATCGTTAATATTGCACAAAGTGGTAATGATGATGAATCAAACCTACAGAGCCTTTGTGTAGAATGTCATAAGAAGAAAACGCAGTTGGAGAGCAGACTATGACTACTAATAAGATTGCTAAAGGTGATGTGGTTGCATTACAGGGTGCTTGGGTTGATCTTATGACTGTCGAAAAGGTAGAAGATGGAAAGGTTTACTTTACATCTGGAGATTACGCAGACCTAAGTAAAGTCAGACATGCAGAGCCTGAAGAGATAGAAGCAGAGTGTAAAATCTTCTAAGGCATTAAAGAAGACATTGAAGGAGAGTAGGAAATGAACAATGAAGAACTACTAGAGCAGCTTGAATCAGTTGCTAATTTTATGCGTGGCATGCAGTTTGATCCACGTATCCCACAAGAAGCCAAAGAAGCTTTGAGTTACCGCGTTCAGAAGATTGATGAACTGGTAGAGAAATATCTAGAAAATTAAATTTTTCTGCAAGATACCATGGGGGGAAGGTGTTTCTTAAAAATCAAAAAATTACGGACACCGCCCGCCCTCTCACTTATAAAAAAATTTCCCCTTTCATTAAAAGTTAAAGCAAAAGTTAAAGGTGATCCAATGGCATTAACCGAGAAAATGAAAAAGTTTGCTCGCGCCATTGTTGATGGTGCAACAAACAAAGAAGCTGCTATTTCAGCAGGTTACGAAGAAAAGACTGCTTCACAGCAGGGTTCAAAATTAAGAAATAATTCTGAGATTATTGTCTACATTGAAAAGTTAAAGGCTGAAAAAGAAGGCCGAACTTTAACTTCTGAAAAACCAAAAGTTAAAACTGAAAATAGTGGTGAATATGACAATCCTTTGAGTGATGATGACTATGCAAAGGATGACCCACTTCAATTTTTAATCGATGTCATGAATAAAAGTGATGACATGTTCTTGCGCTTCAATGCAGCGAAAGCCGCCCTTCCATACGTCCACGGCAAAGTAGCTGAAAAGGGTAAGAAGGAAACCAAAGAAGATGCTGCTAAGGCTGCAACGAAGTCGGGTAAGTTCGGCACTTTGAATAACCAATTACCTAGTTGAGGTGAATATATGTTTGGAATGTTAGAAAGTTTGACCAAGGCAGCAGTTTCTGTGGCTGTCGCTCCTGTAACTGCTGTAGTTGATGCAGTGATGATTCCAGTCGATGCAAGTGAAGATGGTGAAGTTTTTCAAAGAACTAAATCAACCCTTAACAACGCAGCAGAAAACTTTAACGATGCTGTGAAACCAGAAAGTAAAAAATAGCAATTAAAACAATATCATGTGTAAAATTGTGGTATAATTTTTAGACAAAAAGCCTAGTTGCTGGAAACAACTAAGCTTTTCTAATCAACCTGTTAATTCGAGTAACATGATGACTTCTGATAATTCTAAAGTTATAGCTAAGGCTATGCAATCAAAGGCTGAATTATTTGTTAAAAAAGCCACATTGAAGCATGGGAATCTTTATGATTATTCCAATGTGTCTCTTAAATCTAATCACGATAATGTAAAGATTATCTGCAAAAAGCACGGTGAGTTCACACAAAGAGCTACCAATCATTTGCAAGGGCGTGGTTGTAGAAAATGTAGTGCCGAGAAAGTAAGTGCAATTCATAGAGGCTCTTTTAATGATTTTGTGAAAAGAGCTGTAGCAGTGCATGGTGATATATATTACTACCCAAGCCAATTCATAAAAAATTTAGATGACAAGGTCAAGATAATTTGCCCAACACATGGGGAGTTCGAGCAAATCGGACATAGCCATCTGAACGGTAAGAGCTGCATAAAATGTGCTAATCGAGAGAACCTAACCACAAATGGGTTTATTTTAAAAGCCAAGAAAGTTCATGGTGATGCTTACGATTATCAGCATGTTCAATATATAAACTCACACTGCTCAGTCAAAATAAAATGTCCAATACATGGTGTTTTTGAGCAAGCAGCTAATCATCATCTTGAGGGACATGGTTGCAAACAGTGTTCATTGCAGAATACCCATAGAAGAACCATTTATGAGCAGGTTTGTAAAGGGAACTCCAATCTGTATATCATCAAATGCAGCAATGATCAGGAAGAATTCTATAAAATCGGCATAACTAAACATAGGCTTAGTAAAAGATTCAACCCTTCTAACATGCCTTACAAGTTTGATGAGATTGCATTTCTTAGTGACAGTGCAGGTATTATTTGGGATCTAGAGAAAACCTTGCAACGTCTTTGCAATAATTATAAATATTTACCCAAGCAAGTATTTTCAGGTTCTAAACACGAGTGTTTTAGTTGTTTGCCCAAGGAAGTTTTAACCCTTATTGAAAGGCTATCGAAAACGCCACAAGCTCAATTGATTATTTAGCACCTTCGGGTGCTTTTTTATGGTTGTCATTATGAACAACGTTAATTGGTCAACATCTCTTCCAGACTGGGAGGAGCGTATTGTCAATAAACAGTCGCTCATGCCTTGTGAGCCATTATTTCCACAAGTAGCCGATGTTGCTGAGCGCATATTCAAAGAATTGATTCTTGTCGATGTGATGGGTAGCCCTAAGATGGGCGATGTCACTTTGGAATGGGTGATTGAGTTTGTCCGGGCAATCTTTGGTTCATACAATCCAAACACAAAGCGTCGATTAATCCGTGAATTCTTCCTTCTGATCTCTAAGAAGAATACAAAGTCCACGATTGCCGCCGGTGTGATGCTTGTGGCTTTGCTATTGAATGACCGACTTTCTGCTGAGCTCATCATCTTGGCGCCTACAAAAGAAGTTGCAGACAATAGCTTTAACCCGATTCGTGACTTTATCCGAGCGGATGAAGAACTGAGTGCAATGATCAATGTGTCTGAGCATACAAAGACTGTTACTCACTTGGGAACCGGTGCAACTCTTAAAGTTATCGCAGCGGAATCGAATGCGGCAGCAGGCAAAAAGGCTTCAATCATTTTGATTGATGAGGTTTGGTTGTTTGGGAAACGTGCCAATGCTGAGTCAATGTTTCGTGAGGCGAAAGGTGGTTTAGCCTCTCGTCCCGAAGGCTGTGTGATTTATCTGTCTACCATGTCGGATGAAGTGCCATGCGGTGTATTTAAACAGCTTCTAGACTATGCCCGTGATGTGCGTGATGGAATAAAAGAAGATAAAAGCTTTTTGCCTCTTATCTATGAGTTCCCAAAATATTTAGTTGAAGCAGGTGAGCACTTAAAGCCTGAGAATTTCTACATCACTAACCCAAACTTGGGTGCATCGGTTGACCTTGAATATCTCATTTCAGAGTTTAAAAAGGTCAAAGATGCAGGTGAGGAATCACTTAGAGATTTCTTAGCTAAACACTTAAATATCGAAATTGGCATGAACCTTCGTGCTAACCGGTGGGCAGGTGCAGAGTATTGGAATGCTCAAGCTAAACATATCCAAATCGACCAACTAATTGAGCTATCCGATGTCATAACTTTGGGTATCGATGGCGGTGGACTTGATGACTTACTTGGCTTCGCTGCTTTAGGGCGATTATCAGAAGATCCGCGTATCTGGTGGCTATGGAATCATGCATGGGCAAATAAGATTGCTTTAGAGCGCAGAAAAGAGAATATTCCTAAATACGATGACTTCAAGCTCGAAGGATCTTTAACTGTTGTTGATCGCGTAGGCGATGACATTGATCAACTCGCTGCAATTGCTAAGAAAGTTTATGACAGTGGCAAGCTCAACAAGATAGGACTAGATCCGCTTGGTCTGGGTGGGCTACTAGATGGCTTGCTTGAAGCAGGAATTCCAGAGGAAAGTATGTTCGCTGTACCACAAGGCCACAAACTTATGTCTTACATCCTCACCACTGAGCGCAAATTAGCAGAAGGCAATCTCTACCATGCTGGACAACAGTTAATGACTTGGGCAGCAGGTAATGCGCGGGTCGTGATGATCGGCAATGGTATGCGAATAACCAAGCAAGAATCAGGTGTTGGGAAGATTGACCCATTGATTGCCACGTTTAACGCAGTTGCTTTAATGAGCCTTAATCCAGTTGCCAAGAATTTAGACATTGATGATTATTTAGAGGACGTCGTGATAGCATGAGCGATTTACAAGACACGGGTTTTTGGACTCGTTTCTGGTCACGATTGACTGGAAGAACTCAATTAAAAAAAGGGGATACTTCATATCCTTTTGATAGTTATATTTCGTCGGGTGGTGCAGTTGTAACGCCTGAGACTGCATTAAAACTGTCAGCAGTTTGGGCATGTGTGAAACTACGTGCAGAAACTATATCAACTTTACCGCTTCAACTTTACGATAGTGAAAAGCGTGTAGCTGTAGATCATCATCTTTATCGTATTTTGCATGATTCGCCGAATGCTGACATGTGTGCTAGTGAGTTTTGGCAGGTACAAAGCGCTTGTTTGGATTTGTGGGGTAACTCATACAACCTGATAACTAAGCGATCAAATGGTGAAGTGATAGCGTTAGAGCCTCTTTTCCCAAGTGAAATGATTGTAAAGCGCAACAAATCAGGCTCAATTGAGTTTCATTACACTGAAAATGGCAAAACCACAATTTATTCTGAAGACAAGATTCTTCACTTTAAAGGATTCACTTTAGATGGGCTTGTAGGATTATCTGCTATCCAATTCTTTGCACAAACCATTGGTATGCAATTTGATGCTAATAACCAAGCACAAGATTGGTTCAAAAATGGCTTAAAAGTTGGTGGATTCCTTGAAACAGGTGAGCAAACACTAACTAAAGAACAACGTCAAAGAATGCGAAACAACTTAGCTGAGTTTAGCCGCCCTGAAAATGCAGGAAAGTACATGGTGCTTGAGGCTGGTATGAAGGTTTCAGGTGCAAGCAGTATCCGTATTAATCCTGTTGATGCTCAGTTATTGGAGTCTCGTTACTTCGGTATTGAAGAAATCTGCCGTGCTTTTGGGGTTCCACCTCAGTTAATTGGACACACTAATAAGGCAAGTTCATGGGCATCTAGCCTAGAGCAAACAAATCAGGGCTTTTTGACTTATGCACTTAACCCTCAGTTAGTGCGCTATGAGCAAACAATCGCTCGTAAGCTACTTTTGCCTCAAGACAAGTACAAATACCGTCCTAAATTCTCTGTAGATGGCTTGCTGCGCTCTGACGTAGCTAAGCGTGGTGATTTCTACGTAAAAATGACGCAGAACGGCTTAATGACGCGGAATGAAGCGCGAGAGTTGGAGGATTTGCCAGCATCCACAGATCCAGCGGCTAATAAGCTCACAGTACAAATGCAGATGGTGCCACTTGGAGAAAATCAGGGGAATCCTCAATGACTAGAAAAAGTTTTAATTTAGAGATCAAAGCCGTCCAAGAGGACGGTTTTTTTTCGGGCTATGGTGCCGTATTTGGAAATATTGATTGGTATAACGACGTAATTTTGCCGGGTGCATTTACAGCATCTATCGCCAAATGGCGCGCCAAAAATAAGATGCCACCTGTTCTTTGGAACCATAACGATAGTGAGCCTATTGGTGTCTACACAAACATCTATGAAGACGAAAAAGGCCTTTATGTTGAAGGCAAGTTACTTATAGATGACGTCCCAAGAGCCAAGTCTACTCATGCACTTTTAAAGGCTGGCGCGATCGATGGACTAAGTATTGGTTATTCCACAAAAAAGGCAAATCAACAGACTAATGGGGTTCGTGAACTGGTTGAAGTTGACCTGAGCGAAATCTCAATTGTCACTCAGCCTGCAAATGAGCGCAGCCTTATCACGTCCGTTAAGTCCAAATTAGATGATGGCGAACTGCCAACATTACCAGAATTTGAAAAATTCTTGAGAGAGTCAGGATTTTCAAAAAACCAAGCTACTGCAATCGCTAGCAAAGGCTTGCGTTCTCTTCTGAGCGAGTCAGAGGAAGAAATCAAAGAAGCGAAATCAATTTCTAATGCTTTAAATATTTTACAAGGAGTCAGCAATGTCTGAACAAAATCTAGAACAACTCGCTCAAGAGTTTAAGAAACACGTAGACACCGTTAAGGGTATTGCCGAAGAGTTTAAAGGCAAGCGTGAACATGGCGACAAAATTTCAGAAGATGCAAAAAACAAAGCAGATGAAGCCATTACCAAATGTAATGAGACTAAAGCTCGTTTAGATGAGCTAGAGCAAAAAATGGCGCGTCGACCAAATGACCAGCCTACTGAGCAAAAATCTTTAGGACGTCAATTTGTTGAATCTGAGCAATTTAAATCCCTCGTTGGATCAGCAGGTCAACGTGGTAAAGCTAACTTAGAAATTAAAGCCACAATTACCTCAGTAACGACTGATACAGCAGGCGCAGCAGGCGACTTGGTCCAAACTACTCGTATTCCGGGTATTATTGCTCCACCTGACCGAAAGCTAACAATTCGCGACCTTCTAATGCAGGGCCGTATGGATGGAAATGCACTTGAATACGTGCGTGAGACTGGCTTCACAAATGGCGCTGGTATGGTAGCTGAAGGAACTAAAAAGCCTGAGTCTGACCTTAAGTTTGACCTTGTAAGTACAACTGCCAAAGTTATCGCACATTATATGAAAGCTTCGCGTCAGATCCTTGATGATGCTTCACAATTGCAATCATACATTGATGGCCGTTTGCGTTATGGATTGGCTTTCAAAGAAGAGCAGCAAATTCTTAATGGTGACGGTACTGGTCAGAACTTACTTGGGATTATTCCTCAAGCGACTGCTTATGTTCGTCCTACAGGTGTAACACCATCACAAGAAACGATCATTGATACTTTGCGTTATGCAATGCTTCAAGCGATTCTTGCTGAATATCCTGCAAGTGGTCATGTACTTAACCCGATTGACTGGGCAAGCATTGAAACGCTGAAAGACACAACTGGCCAATACATTATTGGTAACCCACAAGGCACTTTAAATCCTACTTTGTGGGGCCTTCCAGTTGTTGAAACTCAAGCGATCACAGCGGGTAAGTTCTTGACTGGTGCATTCTCAATGGGCGCTCAGATCTTTGACCGTTGGTTATCTCGTGTTGAGGTTGCAACAGAGAATGAAGATGACTTTGTTAAGAACTTAGTGACAATTCTTGCTGAAGAGCGTCTAGCTTTAGCGGTTTATCGTCCAGAAGCATTTGTATATGGCGATTTAAAACCTGTTGCCACACCTTAATTGGATAGGGGCGAAAGCCCCTTTCCCTTAGGAGATAGAGATGAAGTACGAAGTTAAACGTGAACATTTTGGCGATCAGTTTTATAAAACTGGTGACACTCGGGAAGCTGATCCAGCAACAGTAAAACATTTGGTAGACAAAGGCGTTCTGGCAGAATCACAAGAAGAAAAGAAGCCAGTTAAAAGCACAAAACAGGTGAAATCAGAATGATTACTTTAGATCAGGCAAAACTACACTGTCGCATTGACGAAGATGATGAAGATTCGTTGATTATTAAATGGATTGCAGATGCAGAAGAGGTAATTCAAAACGATTTAGATCGGAAAGTGATTGTGAGTGAGGCTGATCGAGTAGATGAAACTGATATTTTAGATAATGATTGGTTAGATTCAGCAAGACTAATTTACGTTCAATATCGTTATAGCCGAAGCACAGAAGGCAAGCCAAAAGCTTACTGGGATTTGCTGCAAAAATTTAGAATTATGGGGGTTTAAATGGCAGATTTAGCACCCGAACTTCGAAACAGAGTGGTTATTCAAGCATACACAGAGCCGGGCCGTGATGAAGACGGCTTCCCAATAGAAGGCGGTTGGTCTGAATATAAAAAGCTTTGGGCTAAGGTCACGCCACTTTCTGCTAAAGATTTAATTGCAGCACAAGCCGACCAATCAGAAGTAGTTGCACGAATGAAAATTAGATATCGAGAGGACATTACGACCAAGATGCAAGTTCTTTGGAAAGGTCGAATATTCTCAATCAAAAGCCAAGCTCTAGATGATAGTGAAGACTCATACACCTACTGTACTTTCTTGCTTGGACAGGGTTTAGAGAAACCTAAGTAGAGGTTCTTATGGCCGATGTAGACGTAAAAATCGAGGGGCTAGATGAAGTCTTGCGTAAGATGAGGTTATTAGGTAATGCCCGGCTAACTAGAAACGCTGCAAAGAGGGCTGCTCGCAAGGCTATGAATATCGTAAAGAAAGCAGCAATTCAAAATGCTAAAGTCATTGATGATCCGGAAACTAGGGAAGCAATATTTAAGAACATTGCTGTAGCTGAAGGCAGATCACGTGATAAAAATTTAGTAATTATGCGTGTTGGGGTAAATGGTGGTGCTGGAGCCAACAAGTCAAGTAAAAAGATTGTTATCAAGGAGAGAAAGAAGAAAGGGGAGCCGAAACAAGAGCTGCCTGAAAACACTATAGCACTTAAAGGTGGTGATACTCGCCACTGGAAATATGTTGAACTTGGTACTTCAAATATGCCTGCAACTCCATTCATGCGTCCAGCACTTGCAAATAATGTTCAAAAGGTCACAGACACTTTTAGTCAGGCATTCAGTATTGCACTAGATGAGGAATTAGCAAAACTATGAGCTTTCTTCCAATTTATCGAACACTCAATGCAGATCCAGCAGTTAAGGCTATTTTAGGCACTGATTTGCGTGTTTATGAGGATTTAGCGCCTTTAGATACGCCTACTCCTTATGCAGTTTGGCAAGAGGTAGGTGGAAGTGCTGAAAATAGCCTTGATTGCCCCGCTAAGACTGATCATGTCATGTATCAGGTGATTGTGTACGACACTAACCAAAAGCGTGCCTATGAGGCGCGTGAAGCAATTAGAAAGGCTTTGGAAACACAAAGCTATATCTTAAATCCGCGAATAAGCAACTACGAAACAGACACAAAGCTTTTTGCTCGTGGATTTGACGCAAATTGGTTTTTAAGCCGTTAAAGAATTTACCTAAATCAAACCTGTCCTTCGTGGCAGGTTTTTTTATGCCTGAAATTCAGGCAACCACTGGCTAGGCTGATCCCCGAAAAGAAGATGGTCGTTTCGACTACTCATTGCATCTTCCTGCCAGTGTTCTTTTATTCAATGAGTGGTCGGAGCATGACAATGAATGCAATTGTGAAAATTGAAAATCAAACTCCATTTATCGAAGTTGAATTAAATGGAAAAGTCCAACTCGGCGTGAATGCGCGTGACCTACATAAAATGTTAGAGGTTAAGACGGACTTTTCGGATTGGATTAAGCGACGCATTAAACAATGTGGCTTTGAAGAGAATTTTGATTTTATTAAGCTCCTCAAAAAAGAGGAGCTTTCAAAAACAGGACAAAACCTAATTGAGTACATCATCTCGGTGGATATGACCAAACACCTTGGGATGATGGAGCGCAATAAAAAAGGTCATGAGATCCGCAAATACTACATCGAGCAAGAGGAATTGGCTCGTCAACTCAAAGATGGGCTACAGGTACGCATTGGCAAGCTTTCAGCACAACTTGAGCTGATTACCCAATCTCTGTCAGGCGCAGCAAGCTTTCTATCAATCCATGGTAAGCAAACAAAGCCAGCTATGCTTAAAGAATTGGATGATCTGATTAAGGAAGCGCAACCATCCTTAGATTTTGATGAGGATAAAGATAATGACAAATAATGTTCCTGCTTACATTGTGGTGGAGTGCAGACCAAGCACAGAAGAAGATGGTTATGCCGATATTGTTATTCATAACGACACCTACATTTTTGAAAGTGTAGAGCCGACAGAAAACCTGCGCGCAGCAATGCTAATAGCTATTGATATTGAGCGAACCAAGCCAAACCATCGACACATTACACTGCATGCCGAAAGCATCCTGAAACTATGCAAAGGCATACAGGGTGAAACCATAGATTCCAACAAACATTAAACCCCGCCAAGTGCGGGGTTAATTATTTCCAAACCAATGCCGCCGAAAGGCGGTTTTTTATTGCCTAAAATTTGAGGAATGACTCATGACTGTAATGCGCACACAAGGCACAAATGTATTTCTATTCGATGGCACAGCTATCACGAAAGCCGTTTGTATCACTGGTATTGATCTTGGTAGTGATAGTACAAGCAAGATTGAAAACACATGCTTAGAAGAAACTGATTCTAAAGCTTACCTAACAGGCTTGAATGATCCGGGTGATGGTTCTATTACTTTTAACTTAGATCCAGAAAAAGAAAGTCATTTAAAAATTTTGGAATTGGCAACTGCTCGTACCCCTTTAACAATTTACATTGGTGGTAGCGATGGCACAGCAGAACCAACGCTCACAACTGGCACTGTAACTTTGCCAACTACTCGTACCTTCTGGTCATTCCAAGCAACACTTGCTCCTTCAACCCCAACATTTGAAGCTGACTCACTCGTAAGCTACCAAGTCACTATGCAGCGTAGCACTGGTGTTCAAATTATTCCTAAGGCTTAAGGTGAAAGATGAAAAAGTTATCAGTAGCTAATCTGAAAAAAGTTAGTCTTTCTCAAGGTGCACCAGTCGAAAAGACGGTGCATTTTTCTTTAAATGGGGAAGACTACGAAGCGCAAGTTTTCGTTCGTAAGCTTTCATTCAAAGACCAAGAGCAGATTTTAAAGGCTTATAAATGGAAGTTCGATCCTAAAGACTTGGAAAATTCTAAGCTTGAAAGCATTGATGGTATCCGATTACAAGCTGCGCGCATCCTTGGGTCAATTTGCGAAGATGCAAAAGGTTCACCATTCTTCAAATCAATTGATGAAGTGCTAGATTGCGATGTTTCGGTTTGCAATGCTTTTTATGCTGTCTCAGATGAAGTGAACAACTTCATGGGAAAGTTGATGAAGAAGAGCTCAAGCGGAATGAATTCTGGTGCGAACTCGTCAGTTGCGGAATCGGTGGAAGCACCATTGCAGAAGCGAAGCAAAAAATAACTAACGAAGAATTCCACATCTGGTGGGCATACCGCCAGAAACGTGGATCTTTATTTGTTGGCCGACGAATAGAGCAGGCAATTGGCAACCTATTTGCACTTTATATATCTTCTAAAGTTAAAAAAGGCACCAAGATTGATGCTCTAAATTATATGCCACATGAAAGCAAACCTGAGCCGCAGGATTTGGAGTCATATTTGCGAGCTCAATTACCATAATAAGAATCGTAGAAACAGGAACCGCTAAAGATAGCGGTTTTTTTACACCGTATGCTATCCTCTTAAAAAATAAGGGGGTAACTATGGCTATAAAACCATGTAAAGAATGTGGGGCGCCTGTAAGTGATAAGGCTTCAGCTTGTCCAATGTGTGGTGCAAAAGTAAAGAAAATGGGTCTTTTTCTAAAGATAATCCTTTGGTTTTTTGTGCTTATGATTTTCTTTGCTGTAATTGGGAAAATTGCGGAACCCAATAAAACAGTTAAGCAAGATAATACACAAGATAGTGCTCAAGCATCAAATGACACTTCAGAACCTGTAAAACCTGAAAATTGGTTTAATAACGTCTCTAAAGATGAGATGCGAGGAACCGAAACAAGATCAACACGTACGATAAGTATTAACCAAGCTGATTTTGAGTTTCCTTACAATGGTGGATCAAACCTTATCTTGACGGTACGAAATGGTAAGAGTGGTACAGACTTAATTATTAATATCACAAAAGGACAATTCATTTGTTCAAGCTTCGATGGTTGCAAGGTTAATTTCAAATTCGATAATGGCAATATACAGTCAGTGACCATGGTGGGTACTGATACTCATGATACAGATGTTTTATTTGTACAAAGTGAAGCAACTACTAAAAAGCTCATAGAAAAATTGAAAGTTTCAAAAAAGCTTATAGTTGAGCCTAGTTTCTTTCAAGAAGGAACAAAGCAATTTACCTTTAATGTTGAGGGATTCAAAGAACCCTAACCGTAAAATACGACCAAACCCGCGAAAGCGGGTTTTTTATTGGCTGGAGAAAATTGATGGCAACTAAACTAGGAACGTTAACTCTTGATTTACTTGTCAGACTTGGCAAATTCACCGAGCCATTAAAGCAAGCAGAAGGGCAGCTTAAAGGTAGCCTAACTAAAATGAAGGGCTTTATTGCTTCATATGGAGCAATTGCCGCTACAGCTATTGTTGGGGCTACAACCGCTATAATTGCAATGGCTGACACAATGGCAAAGCATAATGCGGAATTAGAGCGCTTTGCTTATTTGAGCCAAACGTCAGTTGCTGAGTTTCAGAAAATGGCAGTTGGCGCACAAATGATGGGAATTGAAGCTGAAAAGCTCAGTGACATCATGAAAGATTGGAATGAGCGCTTTGGTGACTTTCTAACTGCTGGGTCTGGGCCACTAGTTGACTTCATGGAACAGGTGGCTGTTAAAACTGAGAAAGGCGCAGATGGCGCTATGAAGTTGGCTAAAGAACTTTCTAAACTTTCAGGCCCTGAGTCAATGGGTTTGTTTGTTAAAAAGATGGAAGAAGCTAATCTTTCTCAAGACCAAATGTCGTTCTTAATGGAAAGTATGGCATCCGACTCTACTTTGCTGCTGCCATTATTAAAAAATAATGCTGAAGGTATGCGTCTATGGGGTGAAGCAGCTGAACGTGCTGGCATCATCATGGATGAGAAAACACTTAAGGCTTCTAGAGAGCTTCAAGTTCAAACTAAAATGTTGGATATGCAGTACGAAGGCCTCAAAAGACAGCTTTTAAGTTCGGTTATTCCCGCTTTAGTTAACATTTCAGATGCTTTAAGTGATGGAGACAAGAAAGCTCGTGGAATGGCTGATGCTGGTGAAGTTTTAGCTAATTCTTTGAAAGGGGTTGCAGCTATTGCTTATGGTGTGTGGGCGGCCTTGAATCTGGTTGCAAATAGTATTGCTGGTGTAACTAATCAAGCATTAGATTCTTTTAAGCTAACTAATCAAGCAGCACAACAAAGTAGTTGGTTTGATAAGTTGCCTGGCATCCAAATTGCTAAAAGTTTCATTACAGCGGGTGCTACATCAGGAGCCGAAAACAGCTATATCAAGATGGCTTATCGGGATAATTTGTCTGTAATTGAAGATTTAAGCAAAACTACAGATAAAATGTTTGATGACTCAGTATCTAAGGCTACAGCAAAATTATCTGACTTACAGAAGCAAGCCAACACGACAAACACTGCTGCAACTCAAGGAGCTAAAGATTGGCTTGATAAGCAAAACAAAGTAACAGAAGCCACTAAAGCAGCAACACAAGCTCAAAATGCACAAAACAAGGCTTATCAAGATGCAGTAAAACTTGCATACGATTATGGCACTGAATATCAACGAATCGAACATGATCTAACCAACGAGATCAAAACCATTCGTGAATCTGCTTTGGATTCAGGCGATAAAACTAAAATGATTGCAGAAGCTAAGCAAATTAGTGCTGCACGCAAACAAGTATATTTGCTTGAATATCAACAAGACTTAGATGCTTGGAATTGGTCAGAAGAGCAAAAGTTAGCAAAGACTTTTGAAATTGAAAAAGCCCGTATCGATGCGAAAGTTGGGATGTCTAAGGAGGAGCGAGCTTTACGCAAAAAGTCCTTAGATGAGCAGCGTGATGATGAGCTTAAATCTTTGAGGCTTAGTCAGGAACAACAATTGTTTCAGATCGAAGAAAGCTATATGGATGAAGCAAAAGCACTCGCACGACGTTATGAGCTTGAACGACAAGAGATTGAAAAAGTTCGTGATGCAAAAATACGCGCTGGCCTACTTAATGCCTCATTTAGAGCAGAGGATAATGAATTTCAAGAAAGGCGACGTGGCGCTTCAATGAACTTCAATAACATGAATGCTGATATGGGTGGATATTCTGACTATCAAAACTTAGATAATGAGTTAAATGACAGAAAGGAAGTTATTGCAGAAGCTCTGGAGTGGGAGGCAATCACAGCCGAAGAGGCTAGACAAGCAAATTTAGCGGCAGAAAAAGATTATCTTTTAAAAAGAGCTAAGCTGAACTCTTTTTATGGAGAGCAAATAACTGGCTCTATGGTGGATATGCTTGAGACTGCAGGCGATAAGCAATCTGTAATTTACAAAGCTATGTTTGCTGCTAATAAAGCTTTTGCAATCGCGCAATCCCTTATCTCAATTCAAGCCGGTATTGCACAAGCTGCAAACAATCCTTTCCCTTATAACTTGGTTGCAATGGCTAGTGTTGCTGCAGAAACTGCCAGCATAGTCGCAAATATTAAATCTGTGGCTGATGTTGGTTTTGCTACAGGTGGTTACACAGGTAACATGGGGCGTGCTGATATTGCTGGTGTTGTACATGGCCAAGAGTATGTTCTCAATGCGGCTGCTACAAAACGAATTGGTGTTGATACTCTTAATGCACTCAATAGTGGCGGGAGTCTAGGGAATGGCCAAGGTAATGGGACTGTAGTAAATATTAATCATGATCCTTCATTAGTCGTTGAAAGCAGAGATGACGGGATGGGTAATATTGATGTATATATTAGTAAAGCTGTTGAGCAGTCTTGGGACCAATTGCAGAACCCTAATAGTAAACAATCCAAGTTATTGCAAAGAAACTTTAATACTGCAAGAAAACGATAATTAGGAAAACATAAATGTATGATCTCAAATCAGTATTTGATGTTATAGATGTAGATACAGGTGAAATTGTTGAGGTTAGCTATTATGAAGAAGTAGTTGAAAATGACTTCGGAAATATGAAAGTTAATATCCACAATCGAATCTGGATGACAGCTAGGTCAGAAATGCTATTCCCATCTACTGAATTAGAAGGGCACTACTACTGTAAAAACTATGATCCACCAAAGTACTTTAGAGTGCCAAAGTCTTAAAAAATCTAATTTAAAAAACCGACTCATTATGGGTCGGTTTTTTTATGGGAGTTAGCATGAACAGGCTGAAATACTGCGTAACGCAAAGTGGTTACACGGCAAAGGTTGGTGATGGGGTTATTTCTCAAAAGTTAGATGGTGGTGCTAGTCGCTACCGTCGATCTCTAAAGAACGTATCTCATACTGCTAACGTTCAGTGGGTTGTGGGCGAAGGAGGCTATCAATATTTGATGGCCTTTTATCGGGTATGGCGACGTACACCAAGCCAGCCATTCATAGCTCGCCTGATCATTGATGATGGTGTACCACAGGACTACCAATGTTATTTCGTTGAAAGTCCAACATTGGCAGAAAAAGAAGGAAAGATATTTACTGTCACTGCCCAATTTGAAGTTAAGCCGCAGCCAGAAGATGAAGCTATGGACGACTTAATTGTAGAGATTGGAAACGATGACGGTAACGAAGGTATTTGGGATTGGGTAAATCCACTTGAAGAGCTGGTAAACGACGACCTGCCAAGAGCGATGGAGGGTATATAGATGCCTGACTATACATCCTTCTTTTTAAACTCAAGCAGCGGTGTGGTTCCGTTGGAATGTGTTGAGATTTCGCATCCAGACTTTACTGAGCCTTTCCGGTTCGTCAAAAACGATACAGAAGGTGTGACAGTAAAGCATGAGGCAACAGGGCCAGATGTTCCATATGAATATCAGCCTATGTCAATTCAGCGTTCTACAGTCACAAACGACTTAGATCAGAAGTTAAGTCTAACAATTGCCGATGTAGACGATGAACTAATTAAATCGGTCGTATCTGCTCGGTTAGGCACCAACTGGAAAGTTAGGCCATCAGTCAAATGGCGGTTGTATCGTGATGATGATTTAACTGCCCCAATGGTGTCGTTACAGACCTTAGAGGTTGCTACTTTATCTAAAGATGGCTCTGGCAACTGTACTTTTGATGCACAAGCACCTGAGCTTAATAGCGTAAAGACTGGTGAGATTTACTCTCTTGAGCGATTCCCACTGTTGCGGGGCATGATATGAACCTAGACCATCTCCATAACCGAATCTGGACGAAAGACTACACCTGCAACGATTTTCTTTGTGAAGCATGGAAGGAAGTTACAGGGCGTGACCTTAAAAAGCGCCTAGACAGATTTTTAAATGGAAAGGGTAGTTTTAAGAAGCTCAAGGAACCCATTTCCCCATGCATTGTATTTTTCACCAATAGCAAAAGAAGCTCGACACATGTTGGGCTTTTTTATTGCGACAAGGTTTTGCACTTAACGGGTCGTGGTGTGCAGTACGTTCCACTTGAAATTATTTCCATGAATTTTCGGGAAACGAGGTTTTATAAATGAGTTTGAAAAAAGTCATCATCGTTCCTGATGTTTATGATCGATCTACATGGTCAGAAGCAGAAGTTGAAGATGTTCTAGCCTATATCTACCAACAGTTTGATGTGTGGCCTGAAAACGCAAAGATTTATCACAACCAGATTGCAGAAAGTTGTGATGTCACTCCCAACCATCCAAAAAGAATTAATGCCCAGATTGAACACATTCAGACATTAGAAGGTACTTTCTATGTAGTGATTCAACCAGCATGGTTGCAGTTCGTCTATTATGCAATCGTAGCCATTATGGCGGCATACAGTATTTACACTGTTTTAACCATGCCTAAACCACAGGCGCCAACTGTAGGTTCATCAAATAACGAATTATCACAACGATCAAACCAAGCTCGATTAAATGGACGTATTCCTGATATCTTCGGTCGAGTCCGTTCTTATCCGGATTTAATTGCTCAGCCATATACTTATTTTGACGATGCAACAGGAAAGGAAATTGAATACTGCTTGATGGTGATTGGTCGAGGTTACTATCAAATTAAAGATTGTCGAGATGGCACAACTGAAGTTTCAGGAATTGATGGGGTCAGCGTCTCAATTTATGATCCAGGTGTATCCATTGTGAATGGAATTCCAACATATCAAGTTGGAGAGGCTTTCACCGAGCCACCATTATCTGTAATCAAATCAAGCGCAATCAATGGCCAAACTCTGCAATACCCAAATGATCAAAAAATTGAGTCAAGCCTGATTTACTTTCAATACCCAAATCTAATTAAGACATCTGGTTCAACAATTGATTTCACTACATTGTTTACTGCTAACGATATTGTTGCCATTTATAATGCTAGATATGGTGTGCTTGATGTGATGCTATCAGGCGAAATCATGGTGACAAGTTCGGGTTCAGTCATCATTGAATCTACAACCAATATTGCCAATGAGAACACATTCAAAGGTTTGTTACTAACAGGGGCGCTTGTTGATATCTCTACAACATCGGGTGATCCGCCAGAAACAACTGTGACCAAGCGAGACTTGTCTGGTCAGTATGTCATTTCAGGCATTACTAAAACTGCCATTTCAGGTGGTTTTCATTATGAGATTGTTTTGTCAAACCCAAACACAGTGAACTCAAATTGGCAGTATGTGAATGATGACTATACGCTTACATCTGGAGCACTTTTAAATAAAAACACTCAAGGTATTAATCTTGATGGTTCTTATACGATTGCGACAATTACAGCAGATACGATCACGCTTGCACCACCATCATCTGTAAATAATGAATGGGACAAACTCTCAACACTGCCAAATCAGAACACCACTGGTCAAGATGTTTTGGTGCGTTTGGATGGTGCAGTAGACAAATGGGTTGGGTGGTTTAACGTCCAAAAAACCGATGCTGAAGGCTTGTTTTATAATTTGGTCTATCCACAGGGGTTGTATGTTCAGTACAAAAGTGGGCGGCAAGGTTTACGTACTAGCCAAGTTGTTATTGAATATCAACAGATTGATAACAACAACGTGCCGTTCGGTGAAATTTTTTCAAATGAATTTTATTTATATGAAAAGATCATGCATCAATTTGGGCGAACCATAAAAATTGATTTTCCATTTACTGGGTCGTTTCGTTTTCGTTTATGTCGAATCAAAGAGAACCATCCCGATGCTCGTGATGAAATTAAAATTAAAGATGTATTCGGTTTTTCGTCATCTGATAAAGACATTTACAACAATGTGACTGTATTGCGTTCTCGAACAGTTGCTACCGATGGCGCCCTAAGCATCAAAGAACGCAAGCTGAACTGTTTAGTGAATCGCAAACTACCGCTTAATGGAACAGGGCCTTTACAGGTTACACGTTCAGCCGGACAGGCGCTCATCAATCTCGCTTTAGATCAGTACATTGGTCGCCGAACTAGTGCAGAAGTAGATATTGCTCAAATCAATGCAGAGATTGCCAAAGTTAATGCTTATTTTGGTTCAGACCTTATGTCTGAGTTCAATTACACCATTGATGATGACAATCTTAGCTTTGAAGAAATCGCAGGAATGGTCGCTAGTTCTGCTTTCTGTGAGCCGTATCGGTTCGGAAGTCTAACCCGTCTCAAGTTTGAGCAACCACAAGAAAACGCTGTCTTGCTTTTTAATCACCGGAACAAAGTGCCTTTAACTGAAAAGCGCTCTTATACATTCGGTGTGCAGAAAGACTATGACGGGGTAGAGCTTGAGTACACTTCAGATGTTGATGACGCACGTGTGAAGTACATCATTCCAGAAGACATCACGCCTAAGAATCCTTTGAAGATCACGACTACTGGAATTCGTAATGAAGCGCAAGCAAAAGTTCGGGCATGGCGTGAATGGAATAAGCTCCGATACAAATACATGTCCTGTGAAGTGGAAGTCTTAGACGAGTCTGAGCTATTGATTCGTAATGACCGTATTTTGGTGGCAAACAACACAGTTGTGGACACTCAAGATGGTGAGATTGAGTCAGTGGATGGCTTGATAGTTAAAACATCACAGCCATGCACTTTTGAAACAGGACATGACTACTATATTTATCTTCAAATGTCCAATGCCACTGTAGATATGGTGCCATGCACAGCAGGGGGAGATAAATATCATGTAGTGCTTAGCCGTCCACCAGTTCAGCCGTTAGTAGTAACTGCCGATCGATATGTGAAAACACTCTACACATTAGTTCGCGCTGATCAAACAGAAGTTCAGGCATTCATGCTTGAAGAACTTACCCCTCAAACTCAAATGACAAATACGCTTAAGGCTTCTAACTACGATGCCCGATTTTATGAGCGCGACCATGACTTTATTTAATTAATTAACAGAAATCCAAGCCCCTTAACTGGGGCTTTTTTTATGCTTGGAGATTCCACAATGGCAGACATTGTTACACGTTCAGAGCTGGAAGAGGCAAAGATTGATTGTAAGGATTTGGGGGACACGCTTAACACTAAGCAAGTCATTAACCCGAGATGGGGTGAAGCATTTTACTCACTTCCATTGGCAATTCAGAAGATTATGGAAACAGGCGGTTTTGAGCCATTCTTAACAGAAGAACAGCTTTTAAATAGTACGCCAACGATATCACCAAAAGCAGCCAAAGCACTTGATACAAAGAAGATTTGGTATTGGGGAAAAGAAGAAGGGGAGACTACCGATTCATGGCATGATACTGGGCTAAGTGAGCTCGATCAGGCAAATAGTTACTCAGAAGCACTAAACAGATCAATTTTACTAACCACACAAGATGGTGATATTTTCGCCATTGGTGCGAGTGGTGCCGAAAAAGTATTTAAAATTGACGGGTTCGCAAAAGCCCATGTTGTCAGTCTTAATATTGGTGGAAAAGATTTTGAAGTTATACTTCAGGAAACAAAAAACGATGTTTTGAAGTTTGATGAAAATATAGATCTATATGTGTTTCCGGATAAAACTAAGCAAAAAGCAGTTTTGTCTATAAAGGCGAATGGGCGATTAATCGGTGCTAAACCATTTGATTTAGGTATTGATGCTCTTTTTGCAAAAGCTTCATCAAATTCAGAAATGACACAAATTGGTCTATATCACGATACGATCAAATCACAAAATAAAGAGCCATATAATTTCACTACGCAAGTCTATATTAAGAATGATCCGAGTGACGGTTTTACAAATGAAAAGACGGCTCGAATGCCGTCAGTAGTTAAGATTTCTGAGTCTCGTATTTTTATTAGTTGGGTTGTCTTTGATAAGTTAGCCCCGTCAGACCAGTCACATGGGGTAATGCTTGGTCGTTTTGTTGACTTTGATTTAAAAAATAAAACCGCCACCGTTAATACAAATACAGTAGTAATGGCTGGTGTACGGGGTTCTGAAACTGAAGCATATCGACATGCAGTATTTACGCGCATCTTAAATAAACAAACTGGAAAGTTTCGCTATATTTGTCTTTATAACAGCGGCTCATTTGCAACGAACAATATTAAAGTGCTGAAAATTTATAGCGATGATGATTGTAAAACTTGGTCAGTACCAACTGAGGTTATGGACCAAAATACACATCCAGCGACTGCTTTAATTCCAGCATCTTTAATTCGAATTCCGAAGGGTGAGTTTGCTGGCCGACTCGTTTGTGGTGCGTTTGGAGTAAATTCTGATAAATCTGGATATAACGTTGCAATCATCTATTCTGATGATGATGGACAAACGTGGAAAAATGGCTCAACGATAGATAGTAGTGCGTTTAACACACCGGAAGTTACATATGGGTTCTTAAATGAAACCTCTGTTTGTCTAGATAACTCGGGAGATTTGCTTCTTGCTATTCGGAACGAATCTGCTGCATCAATTGCACAACGTACAGTACTTTTTGCCCGTTCAAAAGATGGCGGTAATACCCTTTATATTGAAAAAGATGAACCGCGTATTGAGACGCCTATTAGTGAAGTAGCACTGTTACAGACTTCACAGAACTTGCAAGAAGGTATTCCGAAAATACTTTTGTCATTTCCTAGTGAGCCTTTTGCGTCAGCAGATGGCTATACGCGCAGATCATTGAGAATAGGGTTTAGCTACGACAATGGCAAATCATATCCGCTTATGTATTCACCGCGAAAATCAGATGCAGTTAGCGGATATACACACATGATTGCGCTATCAGATCAGGATTTTGTACTTGTTGAAGAGCCAACAGAAACTATTCTGGTTACTTTTTTTAATATGTCAGATGTTTTGAAAAATGGGGTTGTTAAAAATGGCTAACTTACTATTAAGCAATATGCCTTATTTGGGCAATGCGGTGCTTGAGAATATTTTCAAAAGCATCAAAACTGATAATGAAAAGTATTCATATGTTTTAAATGCTTTAACAAATGAAGGTGTAAGTATAGCTGACATTACTGAGACAGTTGGTATCTCACTTTTTAATAGTGCGGCTGCTCATGATAACCGAGTGACAACTGATGGCGGTATTGTTGGAGACTATTCAAAACTTATTAAAGCATTGAACTTTATACGTTTAAATTCCATTTCTAATTTTGTAGCTATCTCTTTGAACTTCGGCTTCAAAATGAATACTGCAAATCAAATCACAAAGCTCTACAGCTTAAGTGGTGCAAGCTTTGATGCAGTCGTTGATACACCAACACGATGCAAAAAGAATGGGCTTAACATTCAAACAACATCAACAAGCGCTACAACAATTACTGTTCAGACTGCGTTACGTCCGCAAAATGCCCTTTTCGGGGTTGCTGGTGAATTCGTTAATATACTAGAAGCTGGCAGCATCACACTCGGCACACAGAATACCGCTGCTACAAGTGGTATTACTGCCTATGAAAGTATTGCTCTTGCTGCATTGAATGGTATTTCAACTGGTACTTACCGCAATACTGGCAATGCAAGCACAGCTAGAACGCTTGCTCAAGATCGCAACTACAATAAAAAAGGTGTAGCGCTTTTATTGAGTGATGCTGTTCGGGCATACAGCGATGCGTATGCAAATGATCTAATGTATAGCTATACAACTGCAAAGCAAGATATGAGCGGTACTGATTGTTTTGTGAATATCCGACTTTCAAGCTCTGCAAATGCCGGAATGAACACACAATTCCGCGAGGCATGGGTTATTGCAAACTCAACAACAACTATTGCAAAAAGCCTTTCTCAGTATCTGAACTATTAATTACACAACAAACCACCACAAGCCCTAGCTTTAAATAAGTTAGGGCTTTTTTATTGCCGAAATTAGGGGGAAGGCATGACTGAAGCAGAAACATATGGAACACGAATTGAGAGAAAGCTTGATTCTGTTCAACAAGAGGTAAAGATGCTCTCGGAAACTGTGCTTCGGCTAACAGTTATCAATGAACAACATAAGTCACTTAGTGATGAAAATGCCAAGAAAATCGAAAGAATGGAAGGTGAAATTCAACAAGCTAAAGGGGCGATCAATTTGCTTAAGATTGTCAGTGGGGTCGCTGTTGCTTCACTTATCACCTTTTGTACATGGATTGTCTCAGCAAACCAAGTAACACAGCAGCGTATATCGGATATCAATCAGAAAGTCGCTGTCATTGAATCAAAACTTGCATTCCGAGGTGGGCAATGAACAGTGAAAATACTCGAGCATATCTAGCTTTCGCATTGGTGGGATTAATGTTTGTGTTAGTGATTGCTTTGTTTTTTGTGGAAATGCCACGAGAAAATAGCAACCAAATTAACACAGCTTTAGGTTTTATTGCAGGCGCCATGACAACTGCATGTGGTTTTTATTTTGGTAGCTCTGAACTTGAGAAAAAGAAAGGGGAACAAGATGACAAATAAACCATTTTTCGACGCTGCCCGAGTAATTGCTGGTGGAAAACTCACACAAGCACAAGTAGATGATTTAAATAAGATGGTCGACAAGCTTGCACCAGGTGGAAAGACTACAAGTGATGTTGGTGTAGATCTAATCTCAGGATTTGAAGGCACAAGATTCAAAGCTTATGACGATGGGGTGGGAGTCTGGACCATTGGTACTGGCACGACAATTTATCCTAATGGCGTGAAAGTCAAGAAGGGCGATACTTGCACACCTGAGCAAGCTAAAGCCTACTTCAAACACGACTTAGCCAAATTTGAAAAGACTGTAAATGAATCGGTTACTGTACCTTTAACTCAAAACCAATTTGATGCTTTGGTATCGCTGACTTACAACATTGGCTCAGGTGCATTTAATAATTCAACCTTATTAAAAAAACTGAATAAAGGTGACTATCAAGGCGCTGCTGATCAATTCCTTGTCTGGAATAAGGCAGGCGGTAAAGTCATGAAAGGTTTAGTTCGTCGCCGAGAAGCAGAGCGAGCACTCTTTTTAAAGAAGTAACTTATATGTGTAAGCGTACCAAAGTTGCATCAATCATCACATTGCTGTGTTTAATCTTCTCAGGTTGCACAGCTCACACTATTAATAGTAATGTGAACGTCTCGATTTGTGTAAGGGCTTTGTGATGTCGCAAGTCATGATCATGGTTTCGGAAGCGGGCAGGATGGAGAATACTTGCAATCTACCCGCTGATTTAGATAAGAATGGGAATGTTCTTAAAATCTATGACTATTCATTAAAAGAGTTGCCGATTAATTTGGATGGAACTGTGACTTACAATGGCAAAAGATGGACCTTTGATAAGAAGCAAAGTTTTTAGTCTTTCCAGCTATCCACAATATCAGCCCAGTCTTGCATCATTTTTCGTCTAGCCTCTAAGTGCTGCGAATGGTCGTACGATGCTTTTGTCTTGTTAGATTCAGCATGAGCAAGCTGTTTTTCTACCCAAGCTTCCTCATAGCCCTTTTCATATAGTAGGGTAGAAGCTGTAGCTCTAAAATCATGAGTGGTAACGCCTTTTAAGCCAATATATTCAAGCATACTGTTAAGCGTTTCTTTAGCTAACATGCCATCATTTTTCTTACTGAAAATAGCAGGGAAAACTAATTCGCTATCACCAGAGATTGTATATTGACGCTTAAGTACTTCATATACTTGGTCAGATATAGGGAGAATATGGATTCTGGATTTTTTCATTGCCTCTTCTGGAAATCTAATAAGTCGTGTATCAAACTCGACCCATTTCCATTGCATTTTTCTAATTTCAATTGCCCGAAGCATTGTATATAAGAGAATGAAGCCAGCATTCTTAACAGTCTCTGTTCCATTGTATTTAGGCAATTGAGTTCTTGCCTTTTTTCTTTCTTCTTTAGTTAAGGCTCTTGCATGTTTTACACGAGGGCGCTTGATCACATCACGTACAGCATAAGTAGGGTCGTTCTCAAGCCTTAAAGTAGCAATTGCATAACGGGTTACAGCACCAATGAATCTTCGATTTTGTAAAGCGGCAGATTCACCTGTCATTTTTCCATTGGTTTCTTTAGTAACACGATTAATCGTATTATTTAAAATCTTCAATACGTCAGCCGCAGTCACATCTTTAATATTTTTTTTGCCAATAACTGGGCATATATCTTTTTCTAAAGCAGTATCGAACTTCTCTTGATAAATTTCAGACTTCAACGTCATACGTTTTTCTTTAAATTCGGCTGCAATAGCGTTGAATGTATTTTTTCCTTCTTCTAATGCCTTGGCCTTATTATTTTGTCTATCTTCTACTGGGTGTATGCCTTTGGCTAATTTTGCTCGCATTTCATCCTTTAAGATTCTAGCGTCTGCCAAAGTAATAGCCGGGTATTCGCCAAGACTCATAGAAGATTCTTTACCATTAAAAACAAACTTAAACCGCCAAACTTTAGCTCCTGAAGGACGAACTTCTATGTAAAGTCTATCTGCATCCAATATTCTGTAGACTTTTTCTTTGGGTTTTAGTGCTTTAATCTTTAGGTCGGAAAGTTTTACAGAGGCCATGAGGTAAGGGTAAGTAGTTTGTTACCCGCATTATTACCCGTTTTTTTGGAGGATGTAAACAAACTATAAGGAACTAATAAGAACAGCAACTTATATAATTCAAAAACTTAGCTTTAAAAAAGGAACTATAGAGAATTAAAATAAACATCGACACTTATTATTCTTTACTACTGTTGCTTTCGCCATAATTCAAACTTCCACAATTGTCCCTATTGTGCCGTAAACTGATGCCAAGGTGAAGTTTTTTCCCACATATCAATATTTCGTCTCATGTATAACTTTTGCTAAAATAGGCGCACAATACAATTAGAGTACTAGCGGATGTCTAAAACGCGTGTAATTTATCCTGGAACATTTGACCCTATCACGAATGGGCACGTTGATTTAGTTACTAGAGCATCAAGAATGTTTGATGAAGTTGTAGTAGCGATTGCAATTGGACATCATAAAAACCCTTTGTTCAGCTTAGAAGAAAGAGTTGCACTGGCGCAATCATCATTAGGCCATCTATCAAATGTTGAGTTTGTAGGTTTTGATGGTTTGTTGGTTAACTTTTTTAAAGAACAAAAGGCCACAGCAGTGCTTCGTGGTTTAAGAGCAGTTTCTGACTTTGAATATGAATTTCAACTGGCCAATATGAACCGTCAGCTTGATCCACATTTTGAGGCGGTGTTTTTAACACCTTCTGAACAGTATTCTTTTATTTCTTCGACATTAATTCGAGAAATTGCTCGTTTAAAAGGAGATGTAACCAAGTTTGTTCCGCAAGCTGTGGTTGAAGCTTTTGAACGTAAACATCAACAAGGTTGGTAACGTGTCGTTATATATCACTGATGAATGCATAAACTGCGATGTTTGTGAACCAGTTTGCCCTAATGAAGCGATCTTTATGGGCGAAGTGATTTATGAAATCAATCCGGATTTATGTACAGAGTGCGTTGGTCACCATGACCAGCCACAGTGCCAATTATTTTGTCCAGTAGACTGTATTCCAAAAGATCCGCAGCATGAGGAAACGGAAGAACAGTTACTCGACAAATATAAAAGATTAATTGCTCAAAAAAGCACAAGCAATTAG